AATCGCCAGGCAAAGATCCACGCTCCCAATTCGTAAAGACAAGACCCTCCAACCGCCCCACTTTGCCAAGACCGTACACATCCCACCGATATTTATCAGCTGTACCCCTACTGACGTTCTCTGCTGTCGGCTCGTAGGATAGGATCTTGTCCCTTACTGCATCTTTGATAAACGGATTATCCCTCCATGTAGAATTGAACCAGTCGACATCATCTCTTTTTGACAACTTAGTATGCGCCCAAAATTCGGCTGTTGGATTGAAATCAAGTATAGTCCTAACGCTGGTTCTGACTTGCAGTTCTTCAAACACTTCATAACTCACACCGTTGGCTTCATTCAGAAATAGAAACTCTCGCTTACCACTCTTTGCATCTTGTGGATCATCGTAACTATTAAATTCAACCACGCTGCCATTCTTGAAATGAAAGGACATATTGCTTTTGTTCTGATTCAGTAGGTTCTCCTGATACCAACTCCTGAACGCTGAATTGTAGATAACATCCTCCGCATCTCGGTAAGCGCCCACTCGAAGGTTCGGTCTGTCCTGCCCGGCAACTGTAATTGTTCTCTTTTCAAGCAGACAAGCCAGTGTAATTAAGTATTCAACGATCGAATACGTCTTGCCGGATGATGTGCCACCAGAATGAACAACGATCCTCTTTTTGGATTCCGCTGTCCACTTAAATACATTTGTTGAATACTCACTCCGCCACATTCCTCACCCATGGTGGTAACTCTATCTTCTCACCCTTGCTGGTGTGATCTCTGTATTCCATTGATAATGCCCTGCGCTCATCTTCCGTTGCCAGTAGTTTATATAAAGCCAGTAACCCTGTCGGTGATGTGCTTTGATGTAACTTAGATCTGATGCTGACCTTTGTACGCATTGCGTTCTTATTTAAACGCTCTTTTATAGCCTTTGATTTCTCCGAATCCGTAGGAAAATGATCGTAGAATGTACTTTCTGCGATACCTAAATAAGACACGACATCGGACACGAAAAACAGATTATTCTGCTCAATGTGCTGAATGGCTTGTTCGTATAGTTTATTGGTATCGTACGCCACTTTTTACAAATTTAATTTGATGGTAAACTCGTTTGCTTTACGTTTTGCACTACTGACCATATTCGGGTACAATTTAATTAATTTTTTTATAGCCTCTCTCTCCATATCTATCGTTCGATAATCTTTACACCCACCCTCCGTCGTCCAATGTTCATTCTCCCAATGTAAGTATCTAATAGCCAATATCCCCCCCTTCTCTTTAATGTGTCTTAAGCATATTTCATAATCTTCCTTAACCTTAAATTTTTCATCAAACATATACTCGCCATCATTTATGATACCCATACAAGATGCAGTAACATACGATCTAAACAATATTGGTTTGTACGGGTACGTACCTCTCGTTGACGACTCTGTCCTCACCCCCCATATCTTGTATCCCAACTGCTCTGTCAAATCAAAATATTTCAAAAACTCTTCCGCCCAAAAACCTTCATCCTTAATACTGACAGTTTTTGTATTCCTTTCTTCCAACTTTATGTACCCAAAATGTTTTACATCATCATCTAAAAATACAACCCATTTATGGTCACTATTTTCCAATATCCAATTCCTTGTGCTTGTAATACCCTGAACTTCTTTTGGAATCGCTACAATATTTTTTGCCGTACCCTTGTATTGATGATACTCACTCTCGCTTACGAACAACGTGCCAATATTTGGCAACACCTTATTCGTTTTAGTTATTCCCGCCCTTCCCTTACTCGGTATCGCTATCAACATCTAATCTATTTTTTAATTCTTTCCACTCCAAAACCCGCTCTAACGCCACCGCATCAAACGCCGACCCTTTTTTATATCCGCCCCTTCTAACCATCTTAAGTTGTAATGTTTCTTTCATCTCCTCCCAATCAACTGAATTTGGTTCTGCCATTATTAATATATATTCTTTTGGAGGCTCAATCTGGACGCTTTGTGGTAACTCAATTTCTTCGCCATCTTCAATTTCATCTATTTGTTTATCAACATTTCCAAATAGTTCTTCGTCTGTAAATCCCCATTCAGTCAGTTCTTCTTGTTCAAAAAGATTGCCAAGAATATCCCAATCCCACGAACCTGTATTTTTATTGAGCCGTATGTTTAGTTCTCGCTCCTGATCTCTTGTTAGGTTGACTTCAACGCATGGATATGTTTCCCATCCCAGTGATTTTGCAACTTTCAACCGTTGATGTCCACCCACAATAATATCCTTTCGTTCAGGATGTATGTTTACGATGGCAGGATCTACCGCACCGAACCTTGAAAGTGATGCCTGTAAGTCCTCAAATTGTTTATCACTTAATTGTCTGGGATTGTACTCCGCTGGTACTAACTCCGATATCTTTCTTTCTTTTGTAGTCATCCCTTATGTTTTACGTTAAAAAACCGGGACACTTCACCTTCCCGGCAGTCGGAGATTCATGATTCTTTTTCGTCATCTTTGAAGATCGCCCATAATCCTGTAAGCGCTCCAAAGACTGCGATCACACCTTCAATGATGGTACTGATATGATCGGTAAACAGTTCAGGATTTACCTGTATACCAAATAAGCCTAAAATGGTAACCAGTAGTGCAATCCCTGCTTTTGTGGATGTTTGATTCGTTTTGATTTTCATAAAGGTAGATATTAGGATGAACGTTTGTTTTGGATGTTTTGCTGCTAAGGTAGATACTTTCTTTGTAACTCCCCAAATTTGACTTGTACGGTACTTAAAACGTACCCACTTACTTGGTGTCCACTTCTTGTATTTGCGTTCGTTAAAACCAAAATTTGTGGGTTTGTATAGACGTTCTGGTTTAATGGTCGATCGTTCGATCGTCTTCTTTTCGTCTGACATCCTTGATCTTGTAAATGGTGTAAATAAGTGATGAAACAAGAACGCCCATCTTGACAAAATATTCTAAGGCTTCGCTGATGCTCATTACTGTAACCAAATCTATCTGTGCGAAAAATACCGCACCAAGACTTGCTCCCAGTACCTTAAACAAGTCGGCTATATCAACGAAGTTCATATTTTGTTCTTTGGTGTTCATCTTTACCCAAAGATACGAAAATTATCACTTGTGGTTTGCCACCTTCATGTACTGTCTTAGATTGACATAGCCTTCGTACAACAAGCGACCATTGAGAAGTGTGTTACCTCGCTTAGCGTTTATGTACCTCGATCCATGAATGCCTGTGATCCCCGATATCTCCATTGTCCCCATACCGTTTCTGTCCTGAAAGTCGCTGATGTACTTGAAGATCTTGCCATGCCATTCTTCGTACTGCTCACCTTCAACTGGTAAGTAGTACCTCGCCCTTCTTTTTACATTCTGATAAACGATATCCGCTGTCCGCACTTTAATCCTCGTGTGGGGTTTTAGCATATTGACGATCGTTGCCTCACTCGCATCTTCAACACATTTGTACGTCAGTCGTGTTTCGTAGAAGTACCGCCTTACTGCATCAACTCTGCTCTGGATGTATGTGTCAGGATCTGTCATTGCTGAAATATCTTAGGATTTCCATTTGCTCTTCTGTCAACTCACCCTCGTTCATAAGGTCTAAGTAGTAATCAATGATTTCTTGCCTCGTTACGAATTTCATATATTAAATTTTACATTTATAACTTTACCGTTTTGAAATGCTACTACTTCTTGACCGAAGCCAGAGAGTTTTCTATGATACATTTTTGCTCCATTTTTACAATGTCTTACAAAGAAAAGACCGCAGTCATTATTGATCTCGTTAAAAACACTTAGGTTTGATTCTAATTTATCAACTTTGCGTTCAAGTATAGCAATCTCGCTTTCAAGGTCATCTTTTAACCGCTTGTATTCTTGCTCAAATTTGGCTCTTAGCAATTTCATTTCTTTATACTCTGGTACATGAATCAAATGCTTGTAACCCTTATCACTTACAAGGTGATTTTCTATCTCGATTAAAGATCCAATGGTTTTTATTATATCCACCTCCAGACAAAATAAGTTGCTTTTCTTTATTTTATCCTCCTTACGCTTCCCGATATAGGAAGATTTGGCAAATTCTATTAAATACCTTTCATCGCCTATATAACCGATCGCATCAGGTATGTAATCATCTATTTTTTTTTCTAATTCTACTCTATCAAAAATCAATAAATCATTGCCATTAACAGTATATGGTAGTTTGATCTTTTTGAGTTTTTCAAAAACCGCTTTATAGGCTTTGTGTATTGCAGACTCTAAAGAGCATTGAGATTCATCTATATGATAAAAGTGATCCGATATAAAATTACCACCCCTAAGTTTGACATCAGAACCGCAGCTGCAATTATAGACAATTCCTTTTTCAGCACTATCAATGTCAACGATATTGTTGTTTGAATCAAATGCAAATGGCACTTTGAATGTTTTAGCCATATATCTTTACTACTCCTCAAATGTTTTTATGTGCTTTTCGATTAAATCAGGGTTGTATGAATCAAGTGCCAAGATGCTCCTGAACACATAGATTAAATCGTTGATGTTTGTGTTTACCACTTCGTACGTTGCCTTGTATGTATCTCCTTCGACCGTGATCTTCACTGTTTCTCCTATATTTTGGCAATGTATCTACTGCCCGATTTATGTTATATACTGCACAACGTATCGCCTGAATTGTGCAATGCTG